ACCAACTATCCTACAACAAAACGACAAAAGAGTTGTTATTAAAATAGTAAATCAATCAGACGGATCCGGTGGAACTACAGTTTTTGGAGACGTATCAGCATTAGACGCTAGAGAAGACGGAACTGCAGTAGCTCACTTAGGACTATTAAGAGTTTGGTATTCTTGTCAAGGTGGCGATGGAGGAGACTCTTACGCTAGATTAGACGAAGAAGACTCTGATGGAGATATTCCTATCATTGGATTAACTGGTGCAGGATATTGGGATTTTAGAGAATTTGGTGGAATACCAGCAGATAAATCTAGTAACAGTAATCAAAGTGATGTTAATCTTGTAGTGCCTGGTGCCGCAGATGATGGCAACATGTACACAATCATAGCAGAGTTTCAAAAAAT